TAGATGTAAAGATGCACCTATTAATGCAGTATGTCAATCAGGTTTATGTAGAACAAAAAGATTTGGTGTAGGGTTTGGAGAAGAAGAGATGCCTGTATTGGGTAGTCTTACAAAATATTCTTCAACACCACCACAATGGTTTTTAAGTGTAGATAAAAAAAGAATAGAATTAAAATCAGAACAACTTTATAGTCCAAACTTATTTGCACTAGCGTGTTTAGATCAAGCTAATTTAATTGTACCAATACCAAAACCAAAAGATTGGAAGCAGCATTTTTTAAAACCAATGATGCAAGGTTTACAAGAAGTAGAACCACTAGAGTCTTTAGATCCAGAGAATGAGCTTACAGGATTATTACAAGATTGGACTACTAACAGACAATCAGCAAGAACTATGGATGATGTATTTAATAAGCTGCCATTCACAGATGAGAAAAAAGAATTTACTTATTTTAGAATGGAAGACTTTTATAATTTTTGTAAACGAAATCACTGGGAAATGGATAAAACTAAAACAGGTAACTTATTAAAAAGGTTAACTAAAAAAGCTGGGTATGCAGAAGATCTATTTATATGTGAGGAACGCGTAAGAATTAAGAAACAACAACCAAGGCTAATTAAGATTAAAACAATGAAACAAACCGAGGCGTCTGTTTCTAAAACACCATATCAAATAGAAAACTTTTAATGTTTGATAAGGATGTTGGAGCTAATTGGCATTTACGGTTTCGTTTAAAATTAGAAGAATTACAAAAAGAAAATGAAAAACTTAAACTTAAAAACAAAATACTAGAAAGGAAAATAAAAAAATATGAAAACAATAATACTAGGACCACCTGGAACAGGGAAGACAACAACACTATTAAATCTCGTTGATGAGTTTATACAAGACGGTATAAGACCAAAACAAATAGGTTATTTTTCTTTCACTAAAAAAGCTGCAACAGAAGCTGCCAACAGAGCTGCAGAAAAATTTAACCTGGACATAGATAATGATCTAACTTTCTTTAGAACTTTACACTCTTACGCATTCAATCAACTAGGTATGACTAGAGAGAAGATGATGGGTAGTGAAGACTACAAAGAGTTTGGAGAAAAATGTGGTATTCCAATTAAGGTTGCAAAGTTTTCTGATGGTGATGGTACATTTAATTGTGATAACGAGTATCTTACAATCATAAATACAGCAGCTGTAAAGCGAATGGATCTTCTAGACTATTATGATTCTAGAAAAAATATACTAGACATAGAACGAAACACATTATTTTTATTAGCAGAAGAATTAAAAAGATTTAAAAAAGAAAAAGGATTGAAAGATTTTAATGATTTGATTGAAGACTTTTTATTAAAAGAAACTACCAATAAGTTTGAAGTATTATTTATAGATGAAGCTCAAGACTTATCATTACTACAGTGGGAAATGGTAAGAAAGATTTGGGCAAGAGCAGGCAAAACTTATATTGCAGGTGATGATGACCAAGCTATATTTAAATGGGCTGGTGCAGACGTAGATCACTTCATAGCACTTAAAGAAGAGGTAGATGATATACAAACACTAGATCAATCTTACAGGATTCCTGGTGGACCCATACACGAGTTGTCTCAAAAAATAATTAATCAAGTACAAAATAGATTTGATAAAGATTATAAACCTAGAGAAGAAGAAGGAGTCTTAAAAAGATATTCTGATATTACACAAGTAGATATGAGTGAGGGTAATTGGTTAGTATTATCTTCTGCAAATCATTTTCTAGATCAAGTTAAAGAAGTATGTGAGCTGCGGGGGTGGTATTATCAATACAAAGGACGTAACTCTATATCTTTAAAATTATTATTAGCACTAAACAACTGGGAGTCTTGGCGTAATGGTGCATTACTTAATCACCTGGAGATAAAAAATATATATGAATACCTTGGGTCAAGTGTACTAGAAGGATTTAGAAAAGGCAAAACACTACACGCAGATAATAAATATACATTAGCAGAGTGTCAGAAAGATCACGGCTTATTAGTATCTACAGTTTGGTTTGAATCTTTTGAAGGATTAGATCCTATCACAGAGAATTACATTCGTAATATGAGGGCGAATGGTGAAACGTTAAATAGAAATCCTCGTATAATAATGTCAACTATACACGGAGCGAAAGGAGGAGAAGCTGACAAAGTTCTATTGATGCAAGACATAACAAACGCTGCACTCGAAACATTTAGTTATGACCCGGATGAATTACATAGATTATTTTATACCGGAGCGACGAGAGCGAAGCGTGAATTGCACGTCTTGGACCCAAGAGATTTTGATCGAGCTTATATATTATGAAATATAAAAACGTTTTAGGCAAAGATTTTAAAAGAAAAGAAGATGCATATAAACATTTTCAATTATTAAGAGATCAAACTCCTTTAGGAAAAATATTAGATGAAACAACAGCAATTACTAAAAATGCAATGGATAAGTTATTTAGAGATTACTTTTTATGTAAAGATAAAGATTGGTACCAAAGAAAAATAGGTCCAGGAGTTTCAAATTGGTCTTTCGGTTATGATAGTCAGGGAGGCATATGTTTATGGGTCCATCAAAAAGATCCTCATCAATTAACTAATTGTGAAGAGTGTAAGGAAAAAGGTTGGTGCTGGAGTTCTGGTATGGGTGAAAAAGTTCCTGTAGCTGCAAAATGGATGTTTACTTGTTTTGGCACAGGCGTGTTAATGAATGGAAATAAAATGCACAGAGTAAAACAAGCCGCTAGAAAAGAAGTTGAAATACATAAAAAAAAATTTAGAGAACAAGTTGAACCAATCTGTAATGAATGTGGAATTGAAATATATGGACTTGACGCAGAAGTAGATCATAAAGATCCTACATTTATGACTTTGTTTAATAATTTTATTAAAGAAAATAACTACGACGAAGAGTATTTATTAAAAAGTGTAAATAAACACAATAATGAAGATATTTGGTATTTTATAAATCCTGGAATGAAAGAGTCTTGGATAGAATACCACTTACACAACAGTCATTTACAATTGTTGTGTGTAGTTTGTCATAAAAATAAAACATATAGGAGAGAAAATAATGACCAACAAAGAAATATTTAAGAAAGCTACATACGACTCACTAGATAAACAGGTGGGTGGAAAACATTATAAAAATATGAAGATCCAACCTGCTGAATTTATTAACGAAAACAAGTTGCTTTTTGCGGAGGGCAACGCTATAAAATACATCTGTAGACATCAATCTAAAGGAAAAGAAGAGGACGTGAGAAAAGCAATACATTATTTAGAGATGGTTCTTGAAAGGGACTACGAATGAGAAGTACCCAGATCCCGTTGTTCACACCAGAAACGGAATGGGTTATGCCAGAAGAACTAAAAGATCTTCGAGGACATAAGGAAATAGCAATCGATTTAGAGACCAATGATCCACATTTAAAAGAGCTGGGCTCTGGTAATGTCACTGGAAAAGGCCACATTGCTGGCGTTGCGGTGGCCGTAGAGGGCTGGTCAGGGTATTTCCCTATCCACCACGAGTCTGGTGGTAATATGGACAAAAATCTAGTTTTAGAATGGCTTAAAGATATTTGTAATCAACCCGATACTACCTTTATATTTCACAATGCAATGTATGATATTTGTTGGTTAAGATCAGCAGGTGTTATTGTCAAAGGTAAGATAGTTGACACAATGATAGCAGCGTCTTTGATTGATGAGAATAGATTGTCTTATCAATTAAATACACTCGCAAGATTTTATATAGGTATGGGTAAGGATGAAAGTATTCTTAATGCAGCAGCAAAAGAATATGGTCTTGATCCTAAAAAAGATATGTGGAGATTGCCAGCACTTTTTGTTGGACAGTACGCGGAACGTGATGCGGAGTCTACACTTAAACTTTGGAAAAGATTAGAGACAGAGCTGTACACACAAGAGCTATGGGATGTATTTAATTTAGAAACTAGATTGTTTCCGTGCCTAGTTGATATGAGATTCAAAGGTGTAAGAGTTGATTTAGACAAAGCAGCTAATATCAAAAAAAATCTTATGCAACGTGAGTCTAAAATCATTAGTAAAATCAAAGATTTAACAGGAATTAATGTAGAAA